GATATATGAATATAGAGTCTACTCGAGAGTTTATGGGCGTAATATCCAGTTTATTACTAACTCCAAAATAACTTTTATAGCCCTTAGCTGTAGGCATAAAATTATAGCCACGATAGGCCATAACAGGTATCTTTTCCTCTGGGCTAGCTTCTCCACTGCCAGTATGTAGCCCTTCTGGGAATGCTCTAGGGTCAATAGGAATAAATGTCTTAGTTACATCTATAAATTTAGCTGTCTGTGCCATGATATAATACCTCTACTTTATACCTAATTGCCGAGGGAGAGCTATACCCGCCCACTTTTGAATTTGCTGTACTACTATGAAACCAGCATACCCTTCTGCTGTTACAATAGTAGCATCCCCTTCGAGGACTGTGGAAGTTATAATAGATCCAGCAGGGATAAAAAGAGTATCAGCGTAAGGAGTGTTGGTTACTAGTGGATTAGGAAGAGTAGTTGCATTGAACTCTATGAAACAACCCACGGAGGCGTAGATCATTGCAACTTTCCATCCTACGGGTATTGTTACAGAGGAAGTTCCAGAAGCTACAATTGCTGCTTTGATAGAAGAAACTGGCCGAATAACTTCTAAGGGGATTGCATTGTTATCTTCTGTAGAGAAAGGGTAAAGCTCCTTCTCAATAGCTGTAGGATTCGACATACTATTCCCCTTTCTTACTTAGAGTCTCAATGGTAGTATCTTTGGTCTTGGAAGCTCTAGTAGTACCAAACTCGAAGTTGTAGATATTATCTAAATAACCCAGGAATCTTCCAAGGACTAAAGTGATTATACCTTTAGCGTACTCGTCTATTTCACTTTGCAGCACTACCACGACCAAAGCGGCAATAAGGAAAACTGCTAAAACAAACATACTATCTGCACGGTAGTTATGGCCAGAAGCCTTCACTATCTCTACATCACGGCTTCTAGCACTCTGCGTGTCTGCTAGGTATAGCTTCTCCATCTCATTGTCAGCAGCTAAAATAGCCATCTGAAACTCTAATTGCTTTGCTGCATTAACCCGCAGCATTTCTAATGCCTCAGCAGGAGTAGAAGCACCAGTCACGCTCTGGGCAACACCCACTACCTTTTCCACGACAGCAGTAGATTTCTCACCCGCACCAAAGAAACGCATGATAGAAGGAGCAAATTGAGCGAGGCCAAGGGCAATTGAAAATGGGTCCATAATGTTTTCCTTTACGTTCTATTTTTGATCCAGCCATAGAAGAATGCTTCCTGGCTTTTATTAGCTTCTGCTATATCCAAATAGCGAGAGCCTTGTATATGATTGAGGGCCTTAAGAAGAACTTCTTCCCCCTCTTTCCCACGCCAGCTAAGAAAGTTCTTTAAGGCACCAATAGAAGCCGGGCCAATACTCCCATCCACAAAGATATCTGCGTACTTGCTCCCATTTGCATTGAATGCATTTAAGAGTCTTTGAAAGATAGTAGCAGCAGTAGCCGGCCCCATATTAACCCCTGTATCAATTACTTCCTCCGCTATCTTCTCACTCACCTCAGCAATTCTATGGAAGCCAGGATTAATGATATACCGCATTTTGTAGATTTTCTCAGCTACATCACGCGGCATATCTTTCATATCTCCCATGTAGCCATTAATTCTAGCTACTTTTTCAGTAATACCCCAGTTAGTAGGGCCTCCCCTGTCTACTGGATTATTTACATATCCCTTTTCAAGGGCTATGATATTGTCAATAGTTTTGGTATAATTCATTCCATTATCCTATAGTATATTGGTTGATGTTATCTACTATTGTTAGATATAAATGAGAGCCATCCAGAGGAATAGCCATCTGCTTTGTACTGGAGGGAGAGATATATGCAGGGGATAGGGCTGTTAAAGCCCCAGTAGTAGGGTTTCTAGCATACTGGTATACCCTAGTAGTAGACACAGTATGCCCATACACAAATAGCCCGCTAGAATGCACAATCACACTTGCAGGATTACCGCTAACTGTATGAGAAGCTACGAGAGTAAGAGCTCCTGTGGTAGTGTTCCTACTATAATGACTAAAAGTATTACTACTATAGTTAGCTACGTATACATTAGTTTCATCAGGAGACATAGCTATGCCACGTGGATCAGAACCCACAGCTATACTAGAGACCAATGTTAATAACCTAGTACTCGGATCACGAGAATACCACGCCACAGTTCCTGCCCCATTTCCTGCTACTGTGTATATAGTACTCCCATCAGCAGTCTGGCACATTCCGTAAACATAGATAGGCCCCGTAGTGACTGATACTGGACTTAGTGCTGTAAGAACCCCAGTAGTAGTATTTCTAGAATATTGTTCTATCGTACCCCCTACTCTATTAACCCCTATATACGCAGAAGTTCCATCAGGGGAAATTAATGGAGAATAGGCTCCTTGGATAGTAATACCTGAAGGACTATTATCAGATAGAAGGCCAGTACTTGTATTTCTAATCAACACTGACAGCTTGTTCCCAGCAAAGCTGCTCACATACATGGAAGCGCCATCAGGTGATATGGCCATAGCTACATGAACACCGCCAGTAAGGGAAAATGTAGCAGGTGATAAAGCAGTAAGCTGCCCAGTAGAAGCATTCCTGCTGTACATACTAATACTAGACCCAGTAAGTACGTAAGCAAAATTATTATCTGGGGATATAGTTATACCATTGGCCCCTGTAAGCGCTATGCTGGCAGGAGACAAAGCTGCTAATAGACCTGTGCGCGCAGGAGGTCCTGATAGACCCATACGGAATGGGTTAAGTAGAAATCCCCTCTGGCTACTCCTGAGTGCCGCTTTAATGTTTGTGCTTTTGAGGATCATATTAAGTTCCAATCAAGTATACTTTAAGACCTTTAGCGGTGCCATCCCCTATTAGATCAATATCAATAGTAATCTCCGCGTCATCCGCCAAAGAAGAGTCACTCATAACAGCAGCAGTAACAGCAGTAGTAGAGGTTTTTTCAGTATTATCTATTGTAAGTTTAGTAGAGAGAATAGAAACACCTGCCTCATTGATATCTACTGTTACTAGCGAAGCTCCTGAAGCCTGGGCAGTAGTAAGAGAGGCCCGCACAGCAGTAAGGGTCATGGCATAGGGCATTCTAAACGTAACCTTAGCTGTTCCTGCTGTAAGAGCGGTAGTCTCGTCTGAGCAAGCTATTGGAATAACTTTAATAGGGGCAGAAGGAGCAGCTACCCAGGCTGTATCATTGTCAGCAGCACTTACCTTGGTCAAGACTGTGCCAGTAGCTCCCCCAGCAGGTACTCCTATTCCGTCTGCGCCATTAGTACCATCTGCGCCATTAAGATCTACACCAGCTGGCCATACTCCAGCAGCCTTAGGGCCGTAGATAAATAGCGTAGCTGTATTGATATAGAAGTCATCATCCTCTCCTTCAGTCGTAGGAGCTACTGCCCCATGAAGGATAGTTCTACCATTGAGGCCAGGGTCTCCTTGGATACCTTTGATATCAACTCCTGCCGGCCAAGTACCTGCAGCTTTAGGACCATGGATCTTAACAAGAACTGTGTCGATATAGAAATCGCCATCAACACCTTCCGTAGTCGGGGCAACTATCCCATTTAGGATAGTAAATCCATCAGCACCAGCAGCTCCAGTAATTCCAATAGCCCCAACCCATACTGGTCCTACATGATTTGCAAGGAAGAAGAACTCATTAGTATCTAACTGCCAGGCCAACTTCCCCCTATCACTTTCAATAGGAACAAGAGCAGCTAGAGCAGCAGCATCAGCTACTTCCCAGTTGTGTATGTAGTGAATCTCACCTAGGGGGATATTCTTGTGGAGCATTTTGATCTTTCAGTTATTACTAAGAATCTTTATCATTTGAATCTGATTCGTAAGGACTCTTCTTATAGCCATATCTTACAAGATACCAAAGTATCTTACAAGTCCATAAGAAAGCCCCATCCTTTTCTATCTACCTTATATGCCTTTGCTCATGCTTTAAGAGCATCAAGTCTCCGAGATGCTCCTTTTTACAGTAGATTGTTCTCCACGGCATAGTAATAGCTAAAACCCCATTGAATTGGAGAAACAGAAGAATAAGGTAAGGGGGTACGAATCGGCTTGATTATCTGACATGATAGTTCCTTAAAAGAATAGAATAAGAAAGAGATTAACCTATGCGCCAATCTATGGCGTCTGAGTAAACGGGGACTTTATTAGCCCCAGTGCCTGCAACTACAGCTCCTAACCCTGCTGATAGTGTAACCGTGGAATCCGATACGAAAGACCTAGCTCCTGCCCCTGCGGTAGCTGCTGCTGGCAATGTAGCTACTGTGTGAGCAGTTGTCCTAAGCAGATCCAAGGTCTTGTTGACAAGAGTAGCAACTGCAGCATCCTTGGCAGCATCACTTGTGTTATCTACATTACCAAGGCCCACATCCCCTTTATCTAGTGTAACTACTCCTACCTTACCTGCTACAGAAGTAACAGTATCAGTAGGAGTATAGGGGTCCTGATTCCCAGGGCTTAATAGGGCCCACCCTGCTGCTGTTGCTACCCAGAAAGAATTGTTATCCTGCTGCCAGGCTACTTTACCAATCTCAGCTAAAGGAACAACTGCTGCTACTCTCTCAAGTGAGGAAGGAAAGCGCCAATTGGTGAAGTAATGAGCTGTCTTATAGATACTCATAAATGCCCCTTCTAGGTAATGATAGTACAATCATCAAATGTAATTCCATCCAGAGAATACTTAAACACCGGGGTTCCTACTGTTATATCTACAGAAGCTATCACCTTTGTAGGTCCTACTTTAAGGGATAAGCCTGTTATCATGGAGATATTAGTAAGAGTTACCGTCCAAGTGGCCCCTCCATCTGTTGTCTGGTACCTATAAGGAGTACTTGTCAGCAAGGTATAGCAAACAGGGTTCCCGTTAAGGATAGCCAGCTGACCTAATGGGTTATCTGGACCATTAGAATCATAGGGATTCAAGGTGGCTGTAGTGTAGGAGGCAGTCCAACTAGCCCCACCATCTATTGACTTCCATATGATATAATTCTGGGTAGTGGCCCCACCTGATGTTACATCCTTCTTACCGATAGTAAATAAAGCCCCTGCGTATTCTACTACTCCTCCGCCTGTTTGGAGATAGTATACAGTAGTAACACCATCTGCAATAACAATAGAAGGATTTAGAGGAGTGCAACTCCATCCAGTCTCTGCTGTCACATCTGAAGTGAAGTAGATACTAATAACATCTGGCCAAGACAAAGCCCACTTTGCTAACCCTGGGAGCCACTGAAGTTTAACACCATGGCCACTGGCAGCATAGGGGCTATTAGGAATACTTGGCAGGCTAAAGCCTAGTGCCGGGGAGGCTATCCCTTCATATGTCCAAACTTCCCCATCTACTGAATTATAAATTCTATTGCCACTTGTGAGGATAACAAACTTAGTGCCATCGCAGGCTACACAAACTGGGAGATAAGGGAACGTCCACGCAGAAGCTGCATAAGCTAAAGAGCCACCCTTCTTACCTACTAGTGTGTAGATAGTGGGATAGGCATCAACTACTGCTTGCTCAATGAAGATACTAACGTACTTTCCATCAGATTCTCTAAGGGCTTTCATGTTGTTATAGCGGCTAATCATCGGGGTATAGCTGCTTCTACGAGTGAATGTCTGCCCGGCATCTGAGCTCTCATATGTAACGCATTTACCACCTGCTGTAGTGGTTCCTGACCAAGGCCTTACTCTCTTATGCACAACAGCGTAAGTAGCAGAGACAAGATCCACGTAGCCTTCCACCATTTGCACTAGGTCAATCATACTATCATTGATAGCAGAGGTATCACCTGGGATAACTGGGGGCACGAATGGTACAGTAGTTCCATCCTGATTAGTGGTTGTTGGAGTAGCAATCAGATGCAATTGAATCAGGTCTACCTGCTGCTGTACATAATCCCCGTCCAAGGTAGTAATGACCTCATCTGCTGCCATTAGTGTCTCGTAGACAGGGATACCTTCTGGAGTAGAGATATCTATGCCGGTAATCTGGTTACTAAATCCCGGCAATTGCTTAGCATAACCTGGGGTAAAAGCACTCATGGTGGTTTAGTTCCTGTTATTGCTGCTGTCACTATGTACTTCCAGGCTACCCATACAAGGGCCAATGCGGCTGCTATCTGAGTAGTTCCAACTGCCATCCTTTGGAGGGCTGCTAGGATCTTAATCAAGATCTTTATGCTATCGTAGAGCTCTAAGATCTCAGCTCCCTGAGAAATGGAGGCATTTAGATCACCCCGCAGTTCTGCTATTTTCTCATGGAGGTCAGAGACCTGCTCCTGTAATGATAGCCGTCGTTCTTCTCCCATGCGTCGCTCCTGTTGAAAGGGATCCATGATAATCTTTAACCTAAGTCTTTAGGCACATCATCGCAGAAGGAGGCATAGTCCACTCTGGCATAACCTTCATGTACCTTAGCCGAGGCATCATCGCCTATATCTGCAAATACCTTAGCTACTGCCCTGTTAAATACCATTGGCCAGCCTTGTTCTAGGAGCCAGAAAGTAGGAGCTGCGTCAGTGAGAACTGGGGGATATTGATAGAAGCCTATGTCAACAGTAGCAGCTAGCTTGAGCATTGAGATATTAATCCCGGCCCCAGCTAAGTAATACCTGTCTTGGTTATCACACTTAGTACCAAGATCAGAAGCAGTCAGAAGCTTTAGATACTCTCTAGTGCCGCCTCTTTTAATGTACTTAACTTTCCTAAATCTTGCAAGGGAAGTAAAGGCTAAGGTTTGAGTGTACTCCGTGGATGTTATGGAAAGTAGCTGCTCAAATAGATCACGAGAGAAATTCTGATTTACACTGAAGAAATTAACTGCCATGTTAACCTCTCTACGCGCAGTCAGAATCTTATCTGGCCTCTTGGTAGCAGCCACTACTTCAGCAACTATTTCCGTAAAATTCATGGTAACTCCTTAGACGCGCTCTACATATGACAGGTTCTGAGCTGCAAAATAAGTAAGAATATTCTCTTCTTCTGCATCAGCTGGTGTATAGAAACCCTCTGCGTCAGGGAGAACTACTGTGCCATTCTTCTTAGCATAGCGCTTCAAACGCAAGGCTTTGTACTTGATCTGATCCGAAGAGGTAGGAGCTTCTGGCTTTTTCTCTTCTGTAGAAGGAGGAGTAGGAGGCTGAGTAGATTCCACTGAGGGAACCTTAGGGGGAAATTTTAAAGCCATGATAGTCTTTCTAGTTAGAAGGAAAAGCCCCACCATATTCTATTGCTTGGGTAGGAGTGACCCTAGAATACAGTGGGGTTCCCTATGTTGAGGGTAACCTATACCTTAGAAGGCTTAGGCAGCGCCAGCGGTCAGGCCATGAATAACAGCGCAGCTGTAGGGGCTAACAAGTTCCACAGCGCATTCTGTAGTCAGCGAGCCGCCCACTGCGTCAGTGCCATTAGAACCAACCTTATCGTTAGCACCATACTCTTCAGGCATAGTATCACGGCCGTCCATGTAAGCCAGCTTCAGAGCTGCCATATCCATGATCAACAGAGTACCAGTCAGGCCCAGGCCATTCATCAAAGGATGCTCAACCAGGTTGATAGTACCTTTGTAGAACTGGAAGCTGGTGTAACGCATACCAAACTTGGTCTCAGAATTGGTCATGGTGATCTGACCATTCAAGCGGCCAATCTGATTCAGCACCTTGATGGCAGTGGAATCACCAAAGGCAATACGCTCTTTAGGGTTGCCAATATTCACAGAGTACTGGAAGGCTGGCTCAACCAGAGCTACGAGCTGTTCGTAGGTAGTAGTGGCTGCTGCTGCATTACTATTGCCTGGTGCATACTGTTCAATAGCATCCAATACACCCTGAGTAGAGTGGATAGGAGTGGTACCAGTAGTATCCATCGAAGCCTGGCCCCAAATGATAGCAGACTCAATATCCACAGAGTGGAACATAGAGCAGTCCTGGCGATTCTCAGCGATGTTGCTAATACCCATCTCGGCATATGATGCACGAGCAGTATCAGTCAGTGCCCAGGCATTACGGAAGATCTGGGTAAAGTTAGGGACATACTCAGTAGTCAGACGACGGGCCGTAGGACGAGAAGAGCCTTCTTCAAATGCAGTACCTACGTTGATGAGCTTGTCACCGATGTTCATAGCAGCTGCCGCAACACGACCAAATGCACGAGTGACAACAAAGTCAGTGGCATTGGTAATAGCAGTAACACGCACATTCTCCATGGTACGCGTATTGTAGAACAACATACCGACGGTGATACCGGCAGTAGAAGCAACCACAACAGTAGTAGCACCAATCAGAACACCAGCACCCAGAGTGTAGGTGAGGAAGGCCATGGTCTTTGAGAAGTAACCATGAGTAGAAGCTTTTGCACGGCTACGGCCAGACTGTGAAGTCAAAGCAAACATAGGAGCAGAGCCATTAGGGAAGCGCCGGAGAAGAGTAGCAGCGAATGAGCGAGCATTCAGTTCTGCAGGATTGCCAGTATTGGCATTAAATACACCAGTTGCGAGAGGCATGGTAGTTCCTTATAAAATGGAAAGAATAGAAGAAAGAAGGGAAGATCAATTCTGATCAAAGAAGTTATCCCAGTCGGTAGCTTGGGGCTCATTCTTAGAAGAATTCTGGGAAGAGGTAGGGTTGACGGCCCTACTTAGCTCAGTGATATACGTCTTAGCCATCTCTGCTACTTCTTGTGGGGAAGCATCAGGATGTTGCGACTGCATATCTTTCGCTACTTTGATTAGTTCTTTCCGAACTACTGGGTGATTGAAATTAGCCATGCCAGTCATAGCATTTACAGTGAGTTCGCTTTTAACTCTACCGCTAAAATCTTTGTTGTTGAAGGCTTCACGTGCTTCTGTGAACTTTCCTGTCAACGTAGAGCTATGGGACAAAGCGCTTTGATACGCCATGCGTCCTGTATGCTCAATGAGTTGTAGGAGAGCTGCACTATCGCCACTCTGTGCCTTCTGCATCAGTGCTGGATCTACTCCCTGCATGAAATTAAGAGACCTAGCTGCTGTTTCTAATGCAGCACCGTCTAAAGCAAACTGGGGAGGAGCATCTGGTGTCTTAGATGTATCATACATCTTAGCAAAAGGAGCCAGAGGATCAGCAGTAGCATCTGCCTTACCGGCATCATTGGGAAGTGTTGCGCCATCAGGCTTAGCAGGCACAGTGGGAGCTACTGGCTGAGTAGGTGCAGCAGGTGCTTTGGATGCAAAAGGATTCATATAAGCGAAATCGAAGGCCATGGTAAATACTCCAAGAGGTTAAGAAAAGAACATTATTGTTAAGACGCGGAAATGGATAGAAGCGTGTTTAGTGCTTCCAATCTGCCCTTCACATTTGCTACTCTGCGAAGGTAAGATTCTGCTGTCTCATTGACTGCTGGCTCACTAAAGACAATATCTTTAATGGCGTCATTAGCCAATGAGGTAAGATACTTACGCACAGTAGGAGCAGTGAAAGCAACTGCTATCATCTCCTGTTCTGTGCTATTAAGTTCTACATAAGGGAAAAGTTCTGTTGTCATGGTTATTCTCTATCTTGTTACGGAATCATTGGCTGAGGCATTCCTTCCGGTGGCATTCCCTGTGGCGGAACCATAGGAGCTGGCTGGGCAGGAGCTTGTAGCGCATTGGTAGTAAGTCCACCAGGTGCGGCAGGAGCTTGGTATGCCGGATCATATTCTTCCAAGCCACGTACTCCTTGCAGTTGGGCCAAATGCGCCACCATGCCTGGGAGCCTATTACCGTATATCTGCTGAAGGATCTGCGAGGTGGAGATAAGATTCAGGATACCAGCGATAGCTTCAGTACCAGCCAGCTTGCTCTTAGGTGTTACACCATCTGCAATACGGAATGCAAGAACCTGACTTCTTAGTTTGGCAAGATCAATCTTAATAACTTCCCCACTTTTCTGGGATACAACTACAGCATCTTCCCCATACTGGAAGATATTCAAAGTAAGAATAGACTTCAGGGGAGAGAATACTTGATGTTCCAAGCAAAGAGCAGGTAGACGCAGGCGATTATCAGATCCAGCCATTGTATCATTCCATTCAGAAACACTCTTATTCCCCTTTTGAAATTGGCCTTGCTTGGGGCCATTAAGGCCATGAAGCTCTTTACTGAAGTTAACTAGCATCTGCGCATCAGCCATTACATTCTCCATGCCCCTGTTGTCAAAGGGAAGCTGATGATACACATCCTTCAAAGTTTTGTTCGCGAGGGCGCCGATACGCGCAGGGATCTTAGGAGCAGGCCCTTTACTGTTTACGTCCTTAGCTGTGATAAAGGAAGGGTCATACAATGCTCTATCTGATACTGCCCGCCGTGCTGATGCAAAGCGAATGTTAAATAGGGTAGAAGCTGCACTCTGGAAGGGAATCTCACCCTCAGCAACTGACTGCGTTTGGTACCCTAATCCATCCTCCATAGGCTGACCAAAGAGGATAGGGAGATAGTCATAGGCACTAATGATCCTCTTGGCGCAAATAAGAATATTACCATTTATGATAATGAATTTCCAAATCTGTGGAGTGTTCTTCTGAGGCGCAGTGATACCAAACTCAGCTGGCATAATACGAGCATAGAGAGTGAACTTCTCGAACATCGTACCGTAGGATGCCCCACGGCGTGTAGCACTCTTGTCAGCATCAAGGTAAGCATCCCAGTCCACTCCATTCTTTCCAAAGCCCATAGTTGTTACGTAATTGGAGAT